GTTAAGTCGTGGATAGAACACCAAGCCTACTATCTAACAGAAGCCACGGTGGAACTGGCCAAAGAAAGAGGAGCCTGTAGCGAGAGTGCCAAAACACGATACGGTCAAGGAGTATTCCCCTGGGAACTACGTGCCAAGGGTGTGAATGAACTTGCAGACTTTGCTCCTGAACTTGATTGGGAAACACTACGTGGCAACATGAAACAATATGGTGTTCGCAATGCTACACTGATGGCTATTGCTCCAGTAGAAAGTTCAAGCGTTGTTATTAACTCAACCAATGGCATTGAAATGCCTATGAGTTTGATTTCAGTTAAGGAAAGTAAGGCAGGATCATTTGTACAAGTGGTTCCTGAGTACCATAAACTAAAAAACAAATATCAAATGATGTGGGAACAGAAAGACTGTGACGGCTATTTGAAAACAGCCGCAGTCCTTGCTGCCTATGTTGATCAATCAATTTCAACCAACACATTCTACAATCCAGCGCATTGGGCAGATCGTAAAGTACCAACCACATTAATTGCTCGCAACTTGATGCAGGCACATGTGTGGGGATTGAAGACATTCTACTACAGTCTAATAAACAAAGCAGGCAGTAAAGCAATGGCCGAAGCCACCCCCGAAGTACATTACAACGGGTTCCATAACGAACGAGAATTAATCGAAGACAGTGAAGACTGCGAGGCATGTAAACTATGAGCAAACAACAATACAACCTAACAACAAAAACAGATTATCTCAATCGCAAGATGTTCTTGGATCCAGCAGGTCCAGTTACTATCCAACGCTTTGAAGAAGTAAAATATAAAAAGATTGCAGACTACGATAGTACAGCAAGAGGTTTCTTTTGGCAACCAGAAGAGATTAGTCTTACTAAAGATTCAAATGACTTTAAAGATGCTAGTGATGCTGTAAAACATATCTTTACCAGTAACCTACTACGTCAGACAGCACTAGACAGTTTACAAGGCAGAGGACCAACACAGGTATTCACTCCTGTTTGCAGTCTCCCTGAAGTAGAAGCCTTGATGTACAATTGGGGTTTCTTTGAAACCAACATTCATTCAAAGAGCTACAGCCACATCATCCGCAATATCTACAACGTGCCAAAGGATGTGTTTGCCACTATTCACGATACTAAAGAAATTATAGACATGGCCAGTTCAGTAGGGAACTACTATGACAAGCTGCACGTTATCAACTGCCGCAAAGAACTTGGACAAGCAGTCACAGAAAAAGAACATGTTCGAGCAGTATGGTTGGCCCTACACGCAAGTTATGCTCTAGAAGCCTTCCGCTTTATGGTTAGCTTTGCCACAAGCCTGGCCATGGTTGAGAACAAGATCTTTATTGGCAATGGTAACATCATCAGTTTGATCCTGCAAGATGAACTCTTACACAAAGGATGGACTGCCTATATGATCAATCAAGTCATCAAAGAGGACGTTCGATTTGTCGAAGCTCGAGACGAATGTCAAGCAGAAGTCTACCAACTTTATATGGATGTCATACGCGAAGAAAAAGAGTGGGCGACCTATTTGTTTAAGTTAGGCCCTGTTATCGGATTGAACGCTAATATTCTACGTGATTTTGTAGACTATACAGCCGTTGCCGCATTGAAAGATATTGGTATCAAGTATCTTCAGCCTGCGCCAAAATCAACACCAATTCCGTGGTTCAACAAGCACACAGATACCAGTAAAAAACAATCTGCTCTACAAGAAACAGAAAGCACAAACTATGTGATTGGCGTTATGGGCGAAAATATCGACTATGCTGAATTGCCGGCTATATAATAGATATTAGAAAGGAATAATAATGAAAGCTGTAGTATGGAGCAAATATCATTGCCCCTATTGTGATCAAGCAAAAGCATTGCTAACGCAAAAGGGTATCAAGTTTGAAGAAAAGAAAATTGGTGATGGGTATACTCGAGAAGAATTATTAGAAGCAGTTCCAACAGCTAGAACAGTTCCACAAATTTTTCTAGATGGAAAATTAATTGGCGGATTTACAGAATTGAAAAAACTTTTCGAACAGTGGGATGGACAGGGATATGGAGACGGACCAATATAATGTTATTAAATAAACACAAATTCGCAGTGGGTGATATTGTCACAATCAAATTGATTTCAGGTGATGAAATCATGGGCAAGTTTATCGAAGATGCTATGGGTAGTATTACCTTAGATCGTCCGGTTATGTTGGCCATGACACAGAAAGGACCAGCAATGGCTCCCGTGTTAGTTACTGTGAATCCCGATTCAAAGTTGACCTTCAACACACAGGCAATTACAGTGATGGCAGAGAGTGATGCTGAAATTGGTAAACAGTATGTATATCAGACCACAGGCATTCAGCCAGTAAGTGCTGGTAGTATTATCAAAGGTTAATTTAAGTATCGTATTAGGAGAAATAAATGCCGTATATAAAAGGTGGAGGTGCTCAGAAAGATAGTGGGCTTCCAGCCGTTGAAGATGTATTTCACGCCAATGATGTCTATATCAATAATGTATTGGTGGCTCTTTGGCAGACTCCCCAAGCCAGCGCCGCGTTGGCGAAAGATGCACCGGTTGCACAAGTCGATATTGGAGAGTTTGATACTCTTTATCTTTCAGCGGCTGCAAGTTTACCAGCGCAGAAGATACCAGACTTATCTGTTGAGAACAATATGGTTGAACAAGGATATAGGGGAACTCCTACCTCAACACTTTTACCAAATCCAGAAACACAGACCACGGGTGCTGTTCCTACGGGAAAAGTAGAACCAGTAGAAGGTGATGGATTTGGCGGACTACTTATCCCAGAAGCTACACCTAGCGGAGATCCTCAAGGCTTAGCCGAATGGTTAAGAGATCGCTTAGACGAAGGACGACGAGGAATGTGGAATAGAGTAAGTCCGCCTGCTCCGCCTGCAAAAGGCGGTGGTCCGGCTATATCACCAGGCAATCCAAATATCATCAACATGTGGCGATCCATTGGACTCAGTCAGTTTACCAATAATGATCAAACTGCTTGGTGTGCTGGCTTTATGAATTTTGCATTAAAACAATGTGGATACAAATGGCTTATAGATGCTTCGTCTTGGACTATTAGGAATAGCCCAGGAAAATACGGTGCAACCGCTATTCCATTGAACCAAGGACAGCCCGGAGACATTGCACTCTTTAGCTTTGGACACGTGGCATTTGTATACCAGGCAGTTAATGGTACGTATAGTTTTGTTGGAGGCAATCAAGGAGGTGGTGAATTGACCGCTAAGAGTCCCAACAACAATAACCCTGTAGCAAGTTGTGTTTCTGAAAGTTGGGCCCCTAAGGGTGCTCCTGTTTGCAGTCCAAGTCTATATGGCAAAGCAGCATTAGTTGGCCTTTGGCGTCCTGGTAAGGTTTAGTATGAAAAAATTATTTTGGAAAATACTAGGTTTCCTTAGTTTGGGAATGGCCTACATTGGTGTGATTACTCCTGGTATTCCTTACTCAATCTTTGTGGTATTTGCAGCCTATTGCTTTTCAAAGGGCAGTGAACGAATGCATGCGTGGATCTACAATCACAAACTGTTCGGACCATTCTTGACCAATTGGGGTGAGAAGCGTGTATTCCCACAGAAGATGAAATACTTCATGTTGTTCATGATGACAACCAGTTTGATCACCATGTGGTTGACAGCAGTGCCGGTTCGTGGTATAATATACACAGCAATGTTCATGATGCTGGTAGCAATATGGGCTTGGAGATTCCCCAGTTCAGTTGAAGAGTATGATAGTAGAAAAGCACAAGGTAAAAAAATTGGATGGATTAAATGACACCTACCTATAAAGTCACTCCGTTGTTCGGCGTGCCTTTGTATCAGACCAACATTGGGTCATTAGATAAAGGCATGCGTGACTTCATTGAAAGTCAAGAATATGAACGCATGCCTGCTGACAACGGCGATTATTCTGTAAACAAATACATTTTGAATACTCCAGAGCTAGCGCCATTAAGAACCAAGATCATGAAAGCCGCAGATAATTTTATCTATACAGTGCTAGATGTAAAGAGCAACATGGATTTTCAAATGGAAAACAGTTGGGTCAATAGACACTATACTGGAGACTACTCGGGTCAACATTACCACGGTAACAGCCTAATCAGCGGTGTTTACTATATTGATACCGACGGTGACACTGGGGCATTCGTCTGCCATAAAGACAAAGGCAACTACAATCTGTGGACTGAAACTGTGAGAGTAGATTTCAATTATCAAGACCATGCTGATGATTCCAAATTAAATTTCTTCAATGCAGATGCTTGGGGCATATTTCCTGCCAAAAATGATTTAATCATGTTCCCTTCAATGATGACTCATTCAGTTGAAGAAAATCAATCGTCAAAGGTACGGTACAGTTTGGCCTTTAACCTATTCCCCCGAGGCACAGCCGGTGGTGTAATCAATACCCTAACTGTTTAAATGCAACATAGAATAACGCCATTGTTTGCAATACCTTTGTTTCAAACACATCTAGGCGATCTCAATATTATAACCAAAACTTGGTTAAAAAATCTCGAGTATCCTTATCAACGGACTGGCCACGATGGTACCGACGAAGACCTTGACGAGGGTTCGAAAGGCATGTACATTCTAGATAAGCCTCAACTTAAAAATTTGCGTAAGCAGATAACAGACACTATTGATTATTTTGTGCATCAATCTTTGGGAATTGACGATGGTATAAAATTTGATATATCAACCAGCTGGGCCAATCGATATCTAAATGATGAACTTGTGATTAAACACAATCATAAAAATTCTATGATCAGTGGAGTCTACTATATAGAAACAACAGCCACTACTGCTCCAATTGTGTTTGAACAGGCGTGGTCACATGTGAACCTGTTTCACTCGACAACAACGCCCACGTTTAAACAAACTCATGCGAACGAGTATAACTCAAGCACACATACCATTTATCCGAGAACTGGAGACCTCTTGTTGTTCCCTTCCCATCTAGAACACACAGTTCCCGCAAGTGATTCAAAAGATATAAGATACAGTCTAGCATTTAATTGTTTTGCTAGAGGACATATGGGATCTCGCGGAACTGCGCAAATAACACTATGAAAAAAATTACACTAGAACAGCTGGTAGAAATTGCCGCAGAAGTAGAAGCAGGTGATCCCGCAGATTGGGGCAAACTTGCAGTTGGGCAAGAACAGGCATTTCGAATGATTGGCACAAGTATACTTGACATGTTTGACAAAGAAGTGTACACTGATGATGACAAGCTAATAATGTTGGCAACTATTACCAAACTAACAGTTGAAAACATGTTGCTTAATCTAAAGATTATGGATAAAAATTCATAAATAACTCACACAGACAGTATAAATTTACAAACAAGGAAAATAGTAAAATGGTAACAGGAAAAGTAAAATGGTTTAACGACGCCAAAGGTTTTGGATTCATTACTCCGGACGATGGTGGCGCAGACTTATTTGCTCACTTTTCACAGATTAATTCGAGTGGCTTCAAGAGCCTACAAGAAGGACAGAGTGTAAGGTTTGAAGTAACTCAAGGCATGAAAGGCGCACAGGCCAGTAACATCCAGCCTGCGTAAGTAAAATGAAAACGTATCAATTCATTGTAACAGTTTTAATTGTTACGTTTGTGTTGATACATGTTTTCATGTAAGGAATTGTTGTAATCCCTTCAAAGTGAAGGCATTCTGGACGCGGGTTCGACTCCCGCCAGGTCCACCAAAAGGATATTTATGAAGTACACCGCATTGTGCCCAA